CCCGGGCCGACAGAGCGGCGGGATTATCGGTTTGGACTGTGCCATCACGACCACACCACCCAAGCGAATAACGCACCGATGACCACGCCACATCCGAAGATAACGGCATACCCCTTGGCGCTCAACGCCCTGCCCGTGAGCAGGAGCTGCAGCTCAGTCTTAAGCATGACCTCACCTCCTCACATCAGGATGGCCGCGACTGCCGCCATGATCTCCACAGCCACGACCGTGCCCAGAATCATCGTGATTCCCGCCACAGCCCACTCAGCTCCTTGCGAATCTTCGGATTCAGATGGCGACGACGCGCCCTTCTCGGCTCCATGTCGGCAGCTTTGATGTACTCAGTCATTTCTTCTCCCCCTCTTCACGATCTTCTTTGCCTTCAGCATCTGCGCATCGCGTTTCCATACCGGCTCAATACTGCAAGTCCAGTCGCAATAATCCAGGAACCGTTCAATCGCCAGTTCGTTCAAAGCGAATTTACCTTTCGGGTACTTCCTCCACGCTTTCATGCTGACTTCTCCCCCTCTGGCTTGTTGACGAACATCGCGATATCGATGCGCGTTTCCTCGATTGCTTTCTGCAGCTCTGCATCTGTCGTGATGCCCATCTCGGCCAGTTTCTTCTTCATGGCCTCTGCCTGTTCATGTACTGTCATAGCCGTTACCTCCTTCGATTCCTGTGACCGGCTGCAGGTTGCCGCCTGCGGATACATCTGCCAGTCTCAATCAGTCCTTATCCTTCTTGCAGTACGCGCCGATGGCGCAGACGTGCTTGCAATAATACTCGACGAGCTCCGGCGCGTCGTACTCCTTGGCCATGATCATGACCTCGTCCTCGTGCGGGAGCCGGATTCCCCGCTCAATCTGGTACAGGCGCGTCGTGCCGATGCCGATGACCGCGCTCGTGCTGAGCCGCGACTCAAATGCCGCATCCTTCTTGGACGCACGCATCCGGGCCTTGTAGTATGGTGTATCGTTCATGTTATCCTCCGCGATAGATGGCATAGTTGGTGGCATCTGTGCGCTCATTTCCATCTTGATAAGTTGAACACCGTGCACCCAATCACGATGATCAGCATGATGATGTCGAACGCGATCATCCATCCTGGATGCCGGAACGCCACAAAATCCATCCACTCCAGCAGCTCCGCAATCTTCTCTGCGGGGCTTTTCTTTTTCTTACGCATCTTACTCCTCCCATCCACGCATCGGCGCACTCCTGCGCGCCCCTGCGCTGCTACAATAAAGGTGAACGAACTCACCGGCCTGTCCCCGTGCCCGTCTCTCCCTGCTCGAACAAGCTGTACTCCTTCGGCATATCTCTCTGGATGCGCTTCAGGCTGTCCCCGCAAATCCTGCTCTTCTGGATGTACTTGTCGGCTCGATGCTCGAACCGCTGCTGAAGATTCTTGACGAAGTACGGATCACGAGAGAGCCGGATATTCCCGACGACGCCCGTCTTGCGGTCCGTGTAGATGTCCCGCTCATCCTGCGCCTTCTCATCCCTGCCATGCACCTGCATGGCTTTTTGGAGTTCCTGGACAAATGCATACCGCGCCATCTCAGCCGGAGAAATCTCCATCTGCTCATAGTACGGCTTGAAGATCGCGAACTTCTCTTCCATTGTCAGGCTCTTCCCCTCGGCGGTCTTCTTGTTGATGTCATCCTTGAACGCATGGCGGAGGCCATTGCGCTTCTTCTTGAGCTCCTTCGCTTTTGCCTCGGACATCAGCTCGTCCTCGCTCTGCACGCGGAACCATTCATTTCCCCTTGCCATTCACTTCACCCTCCTTACACCACAGGCACCTGCCAGGACATCATGGAAAATCTGCAGCTTCTTGATGGCCGAGTCCACATCATCGCGGATGGAAAGGATGGCCTCCTGCTTGTCCTCATGTATCTTGATCAGGCACCGGATCCATTCACGAAGCTCCGGCTCCGTGTTCGGGCAGTTGAACACATTGGACAGCCACTTCCGCGCCAGTGATGCGGTCTTGTACTCCTCATCTGCTGACTTCTGATACTGGGAGAACTCCTTGTGTTCCTCGGCGTACACCTGCAGGCTCATGCCATTCTTGAGCGCCTGCAGCTCGGCCTGTGCCTTGCTCGCGCGCTCCATCTGGTAGGCAAGGCTCTTCTCAGCCGATGCCGCCCGCGCTTCCTGCCGCTCGACCGTCTTGCGCGACTGTGCCAGCTGGTCACGCAGCCTGGCAATCTCCTCTCGGCTCGCCGTATCGGGGATCTCTACGACCTGCGGCTCAGTCTGCATCTTCTGCTCGTGCTTGAGCGCATCCACCTCGGACTGCTTGTGCAAGAGCTCGACCTTGAGCGAATTGAGCTCGGCCTCCGCCGTCTGCGCGCGCTTTGTGAGGTCATTCCGTTCCTGCTCGTGATTCGTCTTGAGCATCCGGATCCTGTACTTCACATCGGCCACTTCCGTCTGTGCCCGCTGCTCCGTTTCCATTGCCCGGCCCTCGAGTTCGGCGTTCTTGCTCTCAGCATCTGCACGAGCTTTCTTCTCGGCCTCGAGTTCGGCCTTGAGCGCCTTGTAGTCTCTGGCAGCCTGCATCGCCTCACGGGCCGTCATATCTTCAGGATGCTCCTGCTCGATAAAATCGGCACGATCCTCGGCAGGAAGTGACAATAAAGCCTCTAGTCGCCCGTAATTAACTGCAGACGTCTGCAGTTTCTCAATGTAAGTATCGCGTTCATTCCAAGCTTTCATCAGCAAATAACCGCGTCTTGGCTTAAATCCAAACTCTTGCTCCATGACACGCTCGAAATTCCCATCGTATGGGCGCGTTTTACGCTCTACTAGGATTGCCCCCATCCGCAGGAGTTCAAAACCGATATTGTTACGGCTGTGATTAAATTCTTGAATCAACTGTTGGTTACTCAGCTTCCTAATAACCGATGTGTTGATTGGCGTCAAGCTTATTCCCATATGTCTACCTCCATTTGTTTTTTTTCTAATCGTGCTTTCCAGTCTTTGACTGCCTGTGTATTCTCTCGAGCGCTTTTCTCTTCAGGTCGCTCCTTTTCGATGAAATCAGCACGGTAGGAGCTGGGAATCCTTAAAATAGACTCAATCACCTTGTAATTCAGCTTGCCTAAAGTAATTTTCCCGAGATACGAATCTCGCTCTTTCCATGCCCTCATCAGCACGAAGCCTCGGCTTGACTTTATGCCAAATTCTTTCAGCATAACCTGCTTGAAGTCACCGTGATACGGGCGCTTTTTACGCTCTACTAAAATAGCTCCTGTTCGCAGAATCTCTAGCCCTTTATTTCCTTTGTATGGAACGGATGCTCGTATCAACTCTTCACTAGTCATCTTTTTGAGAATGTCATTGTCAATCTCAATCAATATCATTTTCTGTATGCCTCCTTCATGCATCGAAGAAGCTTTCCTCTTAAGAAAATCGCTACAATAGAGGTGGAATGAATTATGTTTTTAACAAGTTTTTCTTGTTAAAAACATCAAAAAAAAGAATCTCCATCGGAATACCACTATCCAATTCCATTTTTTTCATGACCACGACAGACGGCTTGTTTTCACCATTTTCCCATCTGCTCCACATTTGCTGCGAAACGCCGTACATTTTAGCCATCTCAGCCTGTGACCGCTTTCCTCTATATCCTGTGAGTGTTTCTCGTTTCATGGTCTCCCTCCCTTCTCTAAACAAGCTCAGCTTGTATTTACATATTACAACTTTAGCTTGTATTTGTCAATAAGAAAATACAAGCTGAGCTCTGTTTATTTGCACAAGTAGCGGTTGTAACATTATACTATAGAAAGGACTGATACTATGTTTGCTCAAAAATTGCGATACCTGCGAAAAAACCATCCTGGCTTAACTCAAGCAAAACTAGCCGAGCTCTTCGGGGTCTCGCAACAAGCTGTAGGCTTGTGGGAACGTGGGAAAAATATGCCGACGCATGACATTGTCAAGCAAATTGCTTCGTATTTTTGTGTCAGCACAGACTACTTACTAGATAAAACAGATAATCCGTCTGAACCTGTACGGACGCCCGCCACTCCACCATCCACTCCGGCCCTCACGCCCCAGGAGCAGGATCTCCTGCGCAAGAACCGCCAGCTCACCCCCGCAGGCCGCAGCCAGCTGGACACCTACCTCGACTTCCTGCTCAGCCAGGAAAGCGCCTCCGCCGTCAAACGGAAGACGGCAACGTGATCCACGTCGACTTCACCAAACAAAAATAGCCGCCCCCTGGAGATGGGACGGCCATTGCTCTCTGATAATTTCATCATTGCGCGCGCTTCTATCCGGTCATATAATGATTACGAGAGGAGGTATCGTCATGACGTTACTCAAAAGCATCAAGGAACAGCTTCAGCGCATGAAGCAGTACCATCGTGAGTTCGAGCAGGACTACGACCAGTCCCGGCGCCGTGTCGACGCCACCAGAAAGGACATTGAAAGATGGACAACACCACGAACCAACCCGAAACCGTCGGGCAGCAAGAACCGCTGATCGACATTCTGTACAAAGACGACTATCGCGTAAAATCCTATATCGCTCAAATGCTTGCAGGAGCCGTGCAAAGTGTGAAGAAACAATCCACTTCGAACACCGGCTCCTTTTTTGATGCAAAAGGCGGAGCTGCCATTGTAAAAGGCGAGTATCGACGAAGCCGGGGAGAATCCAGCATGACGGAAACAGAGACCGACATACACGATCACGCTGTCATGGTCCTTTTGCAGGAACTTGCCCTAGAGCCCACCGACGAGCTTCCCGATGACGCCACCGGAACTATCGTCCACCTGCGCGGCGAGCTTTCATTGCGGGATTACAGCTCATTTGATGATCTCGTATCCGTGGTAGGCTCAAATCCGACTCAGTTTGGTGCAACAAAGAAAGAGGTGCACGACGTCAAGACCGCGTTCAAAGGCATAGCGAAGCTTGTTCCTTTAGGGCTTGAAGCAGAGCTTACGACGCCCAGATCTGGAATCGCACGCGGCATCTTGAAAGAGGAGTACATGCTCACGGCCTACCGCGACCTCGTGGCCATGTACAGTACACACCTTCCAGGCCTGTGGGATGTCATTGGTATCCTGGATCGCCCAAGGTCAACAGCATCTCCCCTTCACGGGGCGAAGCTCCGGTCTTCGATGGACATCATCGCGTCCGCAGCCAGACAGCTTTACGACAGCGGCGATAATGCCTATACTATCGCCCCGTTCCTGATCTACCGCGAGCTGTCAAGATAAAAAGGCCGCCCTTGCTTTCGGGGACGGCATGAAAGGATTACCATGGACAACATCATCATCTATAACACAGACGACGGCGCGGCCAGCGTCAAACTCTACGCCAACGACGGCACGGTCTGGATGACGCAGTCACAGATGGCTGAGCTATTCCAGTGCACACGCTCGAACGTGAACGCCCATATCCAAACTATCTACAAAGAAGGAGAGCTTGAGGAAACGGCAACCTGTAAGAATTTCTTACAGGTTCGTCAGGAGGGAACTCGCTCTGTAAAGCGCGAGATTCCCTTTTACAGCCTTGACGTCATCTTAGCTGTCGGCTTCCGTGTTCGCTCCCCGCGTGGCACGCAGTTCCGCCGCTGGGCGAACACTACACTAAAGGAATATCTGCAGAAAGGATTCGTCATCGACGACGAACGCCTGAAGAATCCAGACGGCCGCCCTGACTACTTTGACGAACTGCTCGCGCGGATCCGCGACATCCGAGCCAGCGAGAAACGGTTTTACCAAAAACTTCGCGACCTCTTCGCACTCTCCTCCGACTACGACAAGACCGACCGCGCCACGCAGCTCTTCTTTGCCGAGGTACAGAACAAGCTCATCTATGGCGTGACCGGCCAGACAGCTGCCGACCTCATCATGGCACGCGCTGATGCTTCCAAGCAGAACATGGCCTTGACCTCATGGAGCGGCAGCGTCGTCCGGAAACGCGACATCCTCATCGCGAAGAACTACCTCACCGCCGACGAGATTGACACGCTGAACCGCCTCGTCACCATCTTCCTCGAGAGCGCCGAGCTACGCGTCAAGATGCGCAAGGATCTGACGCTTCCCTACTGGCGCGGCACTGTCGACAAGATCCTCGAAGATCACGGTGTCCCTGTCCTCGCCGATCGCGGCAGCCATTCCCATGACGAAATGATTCGCTACGTCACCGACACCTACGCCGAGTTTGATGCCCGCCGTAAGAAAGCCGACGCCCAGCAGGCCGACGCCGATGACCTCGCCGAACTCGAGCGCGAGATTCCCGCAATCAAGCACCGCAGGCAGTGACACCATTTTGTCGGCGCCGCCAAAATCGCAAATAAAAAGACCGCCCCACAGGCGGCCAGGAAAGACAACAATACTCTTGAAATTTTTAACAGCAAATAGAAAAAGGAGAAATAGTATAATGGATGAACTAATAACTCAGCTAAATAAAATACTTTCTTCAAATGTCACTATTAGTTGCTTTGCTATCAACCTCAAAAAATCTCCACAAACAGGAATTCTTATTGATTTATCAAGTGAAAGACTCTATAGTTTCATGGCATCTACTCTGGAGTATCTATGCAAAAGAGTCTACAACAAAATGCAACTAGGAGATTATCCAGAAGCTACGCCGAAAGATTACATTGAAAGAATATATTGCACAAACTCCGACATATCTGAATTCATTTCTAATATTAAGAACATTCCCTTACTTGGGGAAGCTGATAATAAAGATTTAAACTCGTATAATGCTTATATGATTATCATTGAAGATGAGTCTCACGTGGATATCTTCTTAACAAAAAAGAAACCGTTGCTCTCCTGTAAAAAGAAGCGTATCCATGCGAACCTTTTCCAAAAAAGCAATACAAATGATTCTTATACAGAAATAACGGACGACATTATCCGACTCGTCCGTCATTTCGATGCATTTATTCTAGATGATACATGTTATATCGTAACTAAAGAAGGTCGTGCAATGCTAGGCTTAGAGAAGAGCAGAAAAGAAAAATGTCATGAAGTTCTCGAGCAAATCTCTTCTTTACAAGTCCTTGATCAATATGGATTAGCAATCTTGAAAGAATATTTAAGAAAGCCTGGTCAATTTGGGTGCCTCGCTGGTGCTGATGAAAAACTTCTTCAGGAGCTTTCTCATATCACACATCAAAACAAAGAGCATATTCAAAATAAATATCATCTCGATGTTATTGAGGATAGAAATGGTGTATGCATGATTGATGTTCGTACCCAAGAGCAAATGAAGGCATTTATCGACACTATCACGCTTCGCCGTGGGCAGGACTTTGATGCTAACATTGTTACTTGTGCAGCCCCCTTCAAACGCCATCTTTAACGAAGAAAAATACCCCATTTGTGATTTGCATCATCTTCCCTTGATTATCACTGCTAAAAAAAAGATTATTATCTGTCTTAACGATGAATGTACCCTTTCGAGAATCCCCATCATGCCGGTTTATTTCTCCTTCCAGAATTTTATACCCAAATACATCCAGTAAAGGTGTATATAAGAACATAATATTATTACAAAACATAGCCAACATAAGTCCAGTAACAATCAGGAGTGTAACAGCACTCTCAATACCAGAACCAATAAAAGAAATGAATGGTATCACATAGTAACTGATTGCTCCGCTACTGAATAAATCTTTTCGCTGAAGTCCTGATATTTTACAGGGAATACGTACACTCTGAAATTGTCGCCTAAAAAACAATCCTGTATCGATACAAGCCCAGGTCGATACTGTCATATAAAGGACGGCAAAACATTGAACAACAAATACAGCTTCATCAGAATCGAATATGAAAACATGTAGCATCTCTATCAATGCAATAGGGAAACAGCCTGCAAGAAAGGCCATGCAACTTGCTTTTTTCATCGCACTTACCTCCATATGTACTCTTTTGCATATCTATATCATGCCACATTTTTGCACAAAAGAAAAGGCCGTCCGCTTGGACGGCTCAAGAATCATTGTGCAATGTTAAGTTCTTTGCGGATGGCGTTCTGTAAGACGTTTGAGAAGTTCAGGTTGTGCTCTTTGGCCAACGTATCCATCCAGGCGGGTATGGTGAGGGTCTTCTTGACGGAATGATTGTCCGTGCGTTTCAGATAGGCCACTTCATCATACTCGACCAGAGACACGAAGTCACGCCCTTCCGTCTTGATATCAGCTGGATCGGATGGCTCGGGATATGGCTCCTTGTCTTCTTTCAGAGAATACAGGTAGATGCCGAGCGCATCTTCAGCCATATCAACAGCCTCAGAGAGCGTATCACCTTCCGTCACGCAGCCAAGCAGATCCGGAAAGTCAACCGAGTAGCCACCATCTTCCTCTGGATGAAACACGGCCGGGTAAATCAATTTCGTTGCCATGGTAAACTCCTTTCCATTTTGCAAGAAGCAAACAGGACTCATTTGAGCCCTGCCTGCTTCAAGATACTGTTGTAGGTGCCAGGCTTCAAGTCTTTGTTGTGCATGGGGATCGTCGGCCTGCCTGGCTTTGTCGGATGCTTCAGGATGTGGTGTGAACCTCTGACACGGTCAATCACCCATCCATCCGCTTGCAGTATCCTCAACAATTCCTTTGGCTTCATCATCTCTCCCCCTTACAGTTATTATTATAGCACGTGTTAACACATATTACAAGTATTAATACGTATAAAATACTTTGTTGCGACTCATAGAATTGGAAAGGTCAATACCGGCAATAAAAAAACCGCCCGCAGGCGGCCAGGAAAGGAAGGATACTTATTGGATAAACACGCATATATGGACAATATTGTCTCAATTCCGAAGCAACCGCCATTCAATCCAGCTGCAATGGCCGTGCTCACACAGGCGGCCCAGACGATAAGGCAGAACGCGATTGTCGACTTGGCGCATAATCAGCAAAAAGCAATCGCACGCATGCAGGAGCAGCTAGAGCCTATTTTGCGTATACAAAAGCAGTTTGCATACGCAAACGCATCCATGCCTGCTCTTACTGCATGGGCAAAATCGATGCAGCTCGCCGCTGATCCACTGCAAGAAGCCCGCTCAGTGCTCCAGGGAATGAGCAGTGAGCAAGCCAGAATCTTTGCCAGTAGAGTCTACGGCCCGCAGATGACGGAGGCAATCCGCCCGGCCCTTGTATACCTGGAGCGGTTGCATCCGGAAATATACCGAGAGATCGTGCCGGAGCCTCAACCATCACCTTCCCCGAGCACTCCACCGCAACAGAAAAAGAAAGCCCGGCGACGCGCACTCGCTAAGGCTGCAAGGTTGACGAGTCGGACCAGCGATATTCTCAGGAGTCTTGATGGCAGGATACAGTCAATCCCCTCAGGCAAGCTATCCAACATACTCAGTTTGCTTCTCAGCGCTGGCAGCATTGCCCCTCCGGAATATGCACATTCAATCAATCTTCTTTGTTTTGCAATCGCTGTTCTTTTGACATTTCGCCATGAGGAATAGCATTGCGGCGATAAAAGCAAGGCCAACTAAGTCATGGACTGTAGTTCTCACATCCGCAGAAGCCGCCAGAATACTCTCCAAAAACTGAAACGCGGCCCAACCACCAATCAGATAAGCCATTAATCGTAGATAATTCATTGTTACGCACCACCTTTAAATGTCTCACTGTCTCCCTCTATCATACCACAACAACCCAGCATTCTGACAACAAAAAAAGACCGCCCCGCAGGCGGCCCTAGATGAAAGGAGATTCACTTTGTTAAAAATTGTTCATACAGGATTCAATAAAGAGAGCTATGCCCTGAACGTGCCTGCGCTATGTCCACATTGCGGGTACGCAATCGACCCCAAGATCATCAATGTCTATTCAGAAAAGACTTTGCTACAGCCCGGCTCATATTCAAATACCTACGATCGCATCATAGACATCATTGCGCTTTGTACTGCATGCAACAACCATATCTTTTTAGAATATGCAGCATCATCGAAGACCTCAAAATATATGCTGCTCCGAAGATATCCATCGGCTGAACCCGTCTTAGATTTGCCGCCAGATATCAAGAAGCTCTTTCCTGATTTTTGGGAAGCCTATCGACAGGCCGCTGTCGCTGAATCGCATGACCTCCGACAGCTTTGCGGGATGGGCTATCGCAGGGCCTTGGAAATCCTCGTGAAGCAACACCTCTCGAAGAAGTACCCTGAGCAGGCGGATCAAATCATCAAAGAACCGCTTGGTCATTCCATAAACCGCTTACAAGATCACGAGAAGTCTTTGGCCCGTGGTGCTACTTGGCTTGGGAACGACTTCGCCCATATCGAGGATAAGCATCCAGAGTATACCGTCCAAGACATGAAGCAGTTCATGAAAAGCCTGTCGCATCTGCTCGTTGCTTATTCCATAGCGCAAATCGCTGCCGAGGTACCACGTCGATAACTCATCCCGTCTGTAGTCACTTCGGCGATGAGGTTGCCCTTCATGTCAAAATAACGCTGAATCTGCCGGACTGGATCCTCCATAGAGCCAGTCCCCTTTGCCATCGTGACCTGTATCATCCTGACAACTTTGACGCCATCCAGACGCTCATCAAGTGCGTTCTTCATCGTATCGCCTCCAAGCCAATCATTCCCCTCGATAAAACGCTTGTGTCTTGACCAAGTCATGCGAGAGGTACATATTCCCCTCGATCATCTCCGTTGCCTTCTTGAATATACTGGGCACCAGCACCCACTCCACACGATTCTCGACCAGCAGGTCAGCCACCTTCGCGGCCACCTCGTAGACATTCGTCTTCGGAAACTTCTCATCATCCATGTCAAGTCACCACACTTTCACAAAACTTTCACTACTCTCTATGATACCACATTACCGGATCAGGTGGCACGGCAACCTGATCCGCATCCCGCCCTCTGGCAACAAAAAAGACCGCCCTACAGACGGCCATGAACCCTGAAAACGCTATAGAAGCACAGCTCCATTTTGGTATAATAATCTTGAAGGACGGTGAGCGATATGCCTTTCAAGAAACTGAGACATGCACGCCGTCATCTTCATAATCAAGCAGTGCGATGTAGCGGTAAAAATCTGGTTTCTCCATATAGAAATCCCCCTTTCCTCCCCGAAGGGAGCGGGGCTCATTCGAAATGCGGCCCCGATTGATTTTCGATACTCTTCAAAGTTTTGCGTCTTGTCGTTTCACCAACTGTGCATCCATGGCATGGACGAACTGATCTCGATAATCATGCAGCGTTTTCCGGAATACCCCTTTCAGGTTGGCAATCGGATGGACTTCGCGCGATGATTGGGCGATTGCTTCTATCGTGATGCAAGATATCGTGTCCATGGATGACCATAAAACGTGAACAATGCTCGCGCATGTCCGAATCCAGTGCTTGTTCAGTACATCCTTGATTTCTTCTTCACTGATATCACTTTCTCTTTTGTCAGAAGTCCGACTGAATCTAACAATCTGCTCGATCAGGAACTCTTTCTTCTTTATCGCAAAGTAAAATGCCGGTATCACGCCGAATATGGCGGTAAAATATATGATTGGCAATACCACCATAGAACCTAAAAGTGTGCCGACAAACGCATTGCGACCGCTTGCTTGATATATCCGTGCCACAAATCCGATGACAATGCCAAGCAACGCTGCGTAAATTATTTCTTTCATCCCCATATTCTCACCCCGGTTCATTGGTCCACTTTGTCATTTCGTCCAAGAAAGATTTCAACACCTGCAAATATCGGAAATATCAGCAAACACTTTACCGCCTGCACCATATCAATCGCTGCCTGTGGAAGGAGCGGTGTGTTCGGCACAATCATACCGGTACGTATGTCCAGTTGCAGAAAATGCATTACTCCTAAGGCTGAAAAGAAGAATAGCAAGACGCTCGACGCAAAAGCAACGCATCCAAATATCTTGCTGAGCTTTCGTCCGTGACTTTTCCAATCATAATAGTCATAGCATAATCCTGCCGCATATATAAATAGCCCATTAAAGAAGTCTGCTGTCAGATTGGCTGCTGCAAACGTAGACAGGCTCACTAGTATCCACCGTATGATCTTGATAGCCTCCACCTCCCTCTATCTTGATTATACCAAAAAGCAGCCTCTCTGAGTAGATAATGCTGTAACATACGCATCGGCGTGCGCATGGCCGCCCGCAGCTCTGGTACAATGAGCATAGATACATCTGCCGGTCTCCGGAAGGAGGCAGCTCTATGCCAAGAGCACAGAAAAAGAAGGCGGCAATCTACTGCCGCGTGTCCACGCTTCACCAGGTGGACAAGGATTCCCTGCCGATGCAGAGGCAGGACATGATAAACTATGCCAAGTACGTCTTGAGTATTAAGGACTATGAGGTCTTCGAGAATGCCGGATACTCTGGCAAGAACACCGACCGCCCGGCGTTCCAGGAGATGATGGAACGCATCGAGCGCGGAGAGTTTTCACATGTGCTCGTCTGGAAGATTGACCGCATCAGCCGCAATCTCCTAGACTTTGCGACGATGTATGCGCGGTGCAAGAAACTCGGCGTGACGTTCGTATCGAAGAATGAGCAGTTCGATACCAGCACGGCAATGGGCGAAGCCATGCTCAAGATCATCCTGGTCTTCGCCGAGCTGGAGCGCAACATGACAAGCGAGCGCGTCGCCTCGACGATGAACGCCCGGGCCGCCGAGGGGAAATGGAATGGCGGCCGTGTGCCATTTGCTTATGCCTACGACCGCGAGACGGATTCCTTCTCGATCCGCGACGATGAAGCCAAGGTCGCGCTGGAGCTCAAGGATACCTACCTGCGCACACACTCCCTCACTTACACAGCCCGTCTGCTCAACGGGACAGGCAAGCGCACACGGCGCGGCTACGCATGGACGCCGGCCACCGTGGCCATCATCCTGCGCAGCCCGTTCTACCGTGGGACGTACCGCTACAACTACCGCGACGAATCGGATGTGACGTTCAGCTTCAAGGCGCAGAATGAGTGGATCCTCTGCGCGAAGCATCACCCACCCCTCTTCTCGGAAGCAGACTGCCGCCAGGTTGATTACTGGCTGGACAAGAACCGCCGCCATCACGGCAAGGCCACCCATGTGCAGCGGAAACACGTACACATCTTCGCTGGGCTGATTCAGTGCGGTGTTTGCGGCAGCAACTACGCAGTGTCGGTTGACCGTGCCCGTGCCTCCGGCTATCAGCCATCCATGTATAACTGTGGTGGCCGACGCCAGAAAGGCACGTGCAAGAACCGCTACGTAAACGACATCACGATTGGCGGCTTTGTCTTCAACTACATCAGCAACGTGATTCGCCTGCGAACGGCTTTCCGCCCGCAGTGGTCCCTGGCACGCATCCAACGCTTCCTCCTGCAGGACGAGAATTTCCGTGAAGTCGCTTCGCTGTCAGCCGACACACTCCGGCGTGTGCAATCCATCCTGCTCGGCTATACCGTCGGGACGGCTGAGTATCAGGCAGGCCAGGATATGCGCGGGCATGGCAATGCAACAGCACAGGCACGCGAGGCAAACCTGAGAGCCGAGCTCGAGAGGAAGAAACGCGCCCTGTCACGCCTCACACACCTCTTCCTCTACGCGGAAGATGAGATGCACGAAGCCGACTTCCTGCGAGAGAAACACAGCCTGCAGGATGACATCGCCAGTCTGCAGGACGACCTGGCAAAAGCAGAGCAGGCATCCGTCTTTGCCAGCTCCATGACCGACGAGGAGTTCCTGCAGAAAGCCGCCCGCCTCCTCTTCCAGGACGCCATGGGACATGGCAGCATTGATTTCCCGGGTCTCGCTCTCCACGTTGGCAAGCTGGAGCTCAAGAACTTCATCAACGCCGTCATCGAGCAGATCATCGTGCTGGACGGTCGCATCACGCAGCTCACCTTCCGCAACGGCGAGGTCCACACCTTCCTCTATGCATGAAAAAAGCCTTCCCAACTGCGGGAAGGCTTTCTTGCTACATCATTCTTTTTCTTTGTTGGCCTCAGCCTCACGCTGACGGTCCAGTTCCTCGAGTTCCTTGAGCTCGGCGGCGCGTTCCTCATCCGGTTACTTGTGTGAAATATACATTGCATCGCCGAAGGAGAAGAAGCGGTACTTCTGTTCGACGGCTGTCTTGTAGGCGCTGAGAATGAAGCTGCGGCCGGCGAAGGCGCTGATGAGCATGATCAGGGTGGATTTTGGCAGGTGGAAGTTGGTGATGATGATATAGATGATATAATAGAGAGAGGCGTACGCAAATTATCAAGAACATGTTGCAAAAACAAACTATATTATGTATAATGTAATTAACAGAGCTGCCCGTATCGTTGATATGGGGGCCAGGCTGGATTATACGTAATCCAGCCTTTTTATTTTGTCAACGAACAGGAGATTATCATGCTGAAGACACCACTCGACATTCCGCAGCAGCTCGCTCAGTTCCAGAGACACGGTATACTCGTGGAGAACAAGACTGCGGCGCTGTCCATACTAGAGCGCGTTTCCTACTACCGATTATCCGGCTATGCACTGGAGTTCCGCACGAGTACCCATTCCAGCCACTACACACCTGAGACGACTATTGAACAAATCTATGATCGATATCGCTTTGACGAGGATTTGCGTCATATTCTGCGCAAGTATCTGGAGATAGCAGAAATCTTCTACCGCACGCAGATTGCAAATACGATTGCCTTGCGAAAATGCAGTCAGCCGCCACATGAGCAACATTATGATGTTGCTAACTATTATCGAAAGAATTACTTCAGTGATTTGATGGTACAACTCCGCAAGCAACTGCACTACTACAAGGATAGTCTATTCATACAGCACCACATGGATAAGTACCACGGACGCATGCCACTCTGGGTGCTAGTGGAAGTCATGTCCCTTTCAACGCTGTCAAAATACTACAGTTGCCTGTACCGCTCAGATCAGGAAGCTGTGGCTGCACCATTGAATACAAGTGCGCGTACCCTGCGCAATCATCTTCATGCCCTATCAGTGCTCCGAAACAAATGCGCACATGCCGCCCGCCTTTACAATACGGTGTTCAGCCCCAAGGTCATCCTCCCGACAAAAACCTTGCGCAGCACACCATCATTGCAAACAGATACCCTCTTCGCTTATCTCATCATGCTGGCCTATCGGCTGCCGAATGTCACAATCCAGCAGGGCTACAAAAAAGAACTCATTTCTCTGCTAGACGCATATCGCGGAAAAGTGGCATTCGACAAGATTGGCTTGCCAAATGCCACTGAAACTGAGTTGCTGATGATTTTACAGAACGCTTAATTTCCATTCAATTTATTCACATGTCGCATCATCATAAATCTCCATAAGTTTCCCAAGACAAGAAACACCTTCCCATTTATGAGAAGGCGTTTCTTTGCATTTATTCTTTTTTCTTCGCTTCGGCCTCGCGCTGGCGGTCGAGGGCTTCGAGCTCTTTGAGCTCTTCCGTGCGCTCGGCGAGGGGCTGGGGGCGCTGGAGGAACATGGCGTCGCCGAAGGAGAAGAAGCGGTACTTCTGTTCGACGGCTGTCTTGTAGGCGCTGAGGATGAAGTTGCGGCCGGCGAAGGCGCTGATGAGCATGATGAGGGTGGATTTTGGCAGGTGGAAGTTGGTGATGATGGCGTCGACGATCTTGAAGTCGTAGCCGGGGTAGATGAAGATGCCGGTCCAGCCGCTCTTGCCGGCGATCTCGTTTCTGGCGGTGGCGGCGGACTCGAGGGTGCGGATGCTCGTCGTGCCGACGGCGATGACGCGGTGGCCGGCCTTCTTGGTATCCATGATGAGCTTGGCGGTCTCGTCGGGGATGCAGTAGTACTCCTTGTGCATCTCGTGCTCCTCGATGTTGTCGACGCTGACGGGGCGGAAGGTGCCGAGGCCGACGTGCAGGGTGACAAAGCCGAGGTTGACGCCCATCTCGCGCAGTTCCTGCATCTGCTCTTTGGTGAAGTGCAGGCCGGCGGTCGGGGCAGCGGCGGAGCCCTCTTCGCGGTTGTAGACGGTCTGGTAGCGCTCCTTGTCCTCGAGTTTCTCGTGGATGTAGGGCGGCAGCGGCGTCTCGCCGAGGCGGTCGAGGATCTCCTCGAAGATGCCGTCGTAGTGGAACTCGACGATGCGGCCGCCGAAGTCGGTGTGTTCGGTGACGGTGCACGAGAGCTCCGCGCCGAAGCGGATGACGTTGCCGGGCTTGGCTTTCTTGCCGGGCTTGACGAGCGTCTCCCAATGGTTGGCGTCGAGGCGGCGCAAGAGGAAGACTTCGACTTTGCCGCCCGTCTGGTCGCGGTGGCCGATGAGGCGGGCCGGCATGACGCGCGTGTCGTTGAAGATCAGGGTGTCGCCGGGCTCGAGGTATTCCTTGAGGTCGTAGAAGTGGCGGTGCTCGATGGTCTTCTCTACGGGGTCGAGGACCATGAGGCGCGAGGCGTTGCGCGGCTCGATCGGCACCTGGGCGATGCGCTCTTCTGGCAGGTCGTAATCAAAATCGGATAGTAACATGGTGAAAACCTCTCTGTCTATATATTAGTAGGAATCGTGTTGCAAGGTGACGCCCGTGTAGTAGTGGTGCAGGATGTCGGCATAGGATTTGCCCGTCTCGGCCAGCCGCTCTGCTCCCCACTGGGAGATGCCGAGGCCGTGGCCGGCGCCAAAGCCCGTGAAGGTGACGGTGTCCTTGGTGAGCTTGGCGGAAAAGAGCGTGCTCTTGAGGCCGAGCAGGCTGCGCCAGGCGGTGCCGGAAAGCGTGACACTCCCCTTCGTGCCCGTCACGGTCATCGCCTTGACGCGGCCCGAGGCTGTGCGGTCCTTGGCGGCGTGGCCGACGGCGAGCGGCGAGAGCTCGATGGCGCGCAGCCTGCCGATATTGTGGCCCTTGGCGGCGAGCTTCTGTTCGAGGGCGGCGGTGCTCATGGTCTTGGTCCAGGGCATGGTGCCCAGCGGCGTATCGCGGACGGCGCGCAGGTACGGCACACGGCTCCCCCAGACGTCTTCACTCGACTCGGTCATGCCGCCGCTGTCGGTGTGGAACAGGGCTTCGATGGGCTGGCCGCCGTACGTCAGCACCTCTCCCCTCGTCGCGCGGACGGCGGCCGTCGAGGCTGTCTTCTCGGAGGCGATGCCCTTGTAGAGCTGGCAGTGCGTCGTCGTGCAGAGGTCGTAGCCCTCAGCGGCATGGCGGCCGCGGCTCTTGAGGGCAAAGCTGCGCGCGGCGACGCTCTGCGCCTTGAGGGCCTCAGCCGGCCAGTCGGTCGGCATCTCCTCGGGCACGACGCTCAGGAGGTAGTCGTCGACCGGCACGATGTTGACGGCGGTCAGGCCCGCGCCCCTGTGGCGCAGTTCGAGCGCACCGCGGTAGCGGCGGCCGTTCAGGGAGAATTCCGCCGCTTCGGGGCGGATGGTCAGAATCTCGCCGCGCAGCTTCTCGCGGCCGACGAGGAAGGCGCCCGCCTGCCAGCGCACATCATACGACTGCCCCGCCGCCAGCGAGACAGACTTGCCCGCATCCGTGCGGGCCATCCCCTTGCCGGCGGCCGGACTGATGGTCACGCTCCCCTGCCCCGCGGCCAGCCCGATGCGCAGATCCGGCCCCTGCTTCGCAGACTGGGCCGCTACTGCGGAGGCTTTATCCGCCTTCGGTGCGGCGGGTGCATGATGGCGGGCCATGGCCGGGGTGGCGGCTGACAGCACGAGTGCGGCGGCCAGCAGGGCCAACAAAAATCTTCGCATTCTAGACACTCCCTTCACAATTGCATGGACCCCTTCCGCCTCGGGGGCTCGGCACAGGCAGCGCTTCCCAGCGGGGCTCCTGCTTTCAGGGGTTGCTGGCGGCTTCGCTTGCCGCGCGGGCTTCTCGTTCGAGGCGGGCGCGCTTTTTGGCTTTGTTCTCTTTCTTGCGCTGCTTGCGGATTTCGCGGGAGTAGCGCTCTTCTTCGCTGAAGATGCAGCCGCAGTAGGGCTGGCGGTAGAGGTCGAGCTCATGGCTGATGTCGATGCCCTCCTGCCAGCCGGGGCGGAAGTCTTCGTAGTGGAAGGCGACGCCGTATTTCTCGGCGAAGTGCTCGGCGGTGCGGCGCATCAGGTCGTGCTGCTGGTAGATGCTGTAGAAGAGCGTCGAGGTGAAGGCATCGAAGCCGTGTTCCGCGGCAAAGCGGGCCGTCTCCTCGAGGCGCCAGGTGTAGCACATGGTGCAGCGGCCGTTCGGCAGGGCTTCTGCGGGCAGGGCTTTTTTGAGGAAGTCGCGCAGGCGGTAGTGCTCGTCGGCGAAAAATGCCATGCCGACTTTCTCGGCGAACTCCTTAGCGGTCTTTAGGCGCATGTCCCACTCTTTGTAGGGGTGGATGTTGGGGTTGAAGAAATAGCCGGTGGGCTCGATGCCCTCTTCCCGCAGTTTCTTGACGGGATAGCAGGAGCACGGGCCGCAGCACATATGGAGTAACAAATTCAAAGGGCTCACCTCTCTTATGGATTTCTGCTCACTTCTCGGGGTACGGGATGCCGAGGTGGCGGTAGCCGGCCTCGGTGACGACGCGGCCGCGCGGCGTGCGGTTGATGAAGCCGAGCTGGATGAGGTACGGCTCGTAGACGTCCTCGATGGTGTCGCGCGCCTCGCTGATGGCGGCGGCGAGGGTGTCGAGGCCGACGGGGCCGCCCGCGAACTTCTCGATCATCGTGCGCAGCATGCGGCGGTCGGTGTGGTCGAGGCCGGCCTCGTCGACTTCGAGCATGCGCAGGGCCTTGTCGGCGATGGCGTTCGTGAT